TATGAATATCAACTAAAAAGAGAGTATATAAAAAGGTTCAGAGAATTACACAATAATATAATTCCTTGGAATAAAATAAGATACATTTTTTAACTAAAACAATAGATATGAAAGAGAGACATCATGTAGCTGTGCAAATGGAAGAAGAACAACAATGGAAAAAGGATAATGGTCCTATTGTTAAGACTGCAGATCAACTATGGAAATACAGTGGAGAAATAGAAGAGGATTCAAGAGATGCTATAGGAGTAGCAGCTTTTAAGCGTCCTCTCTTACCCACTAGATACGCAGTAAGTAAGTTTGTAGAAAAACACACTAGACCCGGAGCTGCAAGATTAAGGACAAATATTATATACAGACATTTACGTTACCCGCAATTGACTAGAAAGCAATTAGCAAACAGATTAAAATGTACTGTGCCTTCAGTTAAAGGAGCCTTAGATCTATATTTTACACATAAAAAAGAATTAAAAATCGAATATAAATACTACCTATAATGGAAATGCATAAAATTAAAGATAAAGAGCAGAGATTAGCATTAAATAACTGGGCTTCTAATGATTGTAATGGAAGCATTATAGCAGGTACAGGATTTGGTAAATCTAGATGTGGAGTAATGGCTGTAGACTTTGCACTTAATAGGTGTGGAGGAGAAAATGCATTAGTATTAGTACCTACTATACAATTACAAGATCAATTTAGAGAAGAGTTTGACAAATGGGAATGCACAGATTGCCTCGACAGAGTAGAAGTAATGTGTTATCAGTCTGCATACAAACTAAGAGGTAAGCACTATGATATAGTAATATGTGATGAGATACATTTAGGATTAAGTGATAAGTACAAAAGATTCTTTCAGAATAATACTTATAATAAATTACTATGTATGACTGCAACTCCGCCTGAAGAGCCAAGATATAGAATAGATCTATTTAAATTAGCACCTACAGTATATGAAATATCATTAGATGAATGTGTAGCTAGAGGTTTAGTTGCACCTTATGAAATATATTGTATTCCTTTAGAATTAACAGACAAGGAACGTACAGAGTATAAAAGAATAAACAATTTGTTTATATCTCATAAAATGGCTTTAGAACCTAATGCGTTTGACTTTGCTAGAACAGCTTTAAAGAGTCCAAATGTTAGTTATGAACTAAAATCACATGCTGCTGGGTTTTATAAAACTATACGAGAACGTAAGACTATTGTAGATACAGCTTATAATAAGATAGATAAGTTTAAAGAAATAGTATATTCTAACTTAGATAAGAAAATTATAACTTTTGGAGGTCTAAATGCATTTACAGATAAACTGGCTGAGAGCGTTACACCTCTAGCTGAAGTATATCATAGCAAGATTAGCAGTAAGAGGCGTAAAGAGGCTCTAAGAAGGTTTAAAGAGGGTGAAGTGAATGTATTATGCTCAACTAAAGCTTTAAATCAAGGATTTGATATACCTAATGCTAATTTAGGGATAATTTGTGGACTAACATCTAAGTCATTATCTATGATACAACGTGTAGGTAGGTTAATTAGATGGGAAGAAGGTAAAACAGGTAAAATATATGTACTATACATTAAAGATTCGCAAGAAGAGAAATGGCTTAAAAATGCAGTGTACGATTTAAAAGGTGTAAAATGGTTATAATAAAAAAATTGTGTATATTTGCAGTTACAATATATATTAATATAAAAAATATCTTTATAATATGAAAATAGAACTAGACTTTGAGATACTTAAGGAAACGGGTATGTCAGCAGATGATTATACATATTTATATATTGTTTATAGAAAAGGATTTAACTATTTATCAACCCTTAACTTGAAACCAAATTTAACAGAATTGCAACACAACGGTTATATAAAGATCGGTGATTCTCTTGGAAATCATGTGATTAGACAAGAGTTCATCGATCTTTTTGTATCTGATTTTGATGCAATGTTTGCTGAGTTATGTGGTACATATCCTTTTAAAGTGAATTCTCCTAGTAGGGGTGTTCGTGTTTTACATGCTATAGATCCAGATTCTAAGTCTAATGCAAAAGCTAAATCTAAATACCAATCAATAGTAGGAACTAAAGCTCATAAGCATAGGTATATTATGAAATGTTTGGATAAACAGCTTACTGTAGATAGAAATAATCTAGGATATTTGCAAAACTTAGAAGTGTGGATTAATAATCACACATGGGAAAAATACGAAGACTTAAACGAACAAAATCAAACAGAAAATGGAGAAAAAGGACAAAGACCAAGAATTACGAGAACTCTTTAAAGAGAGAGGGTTTTCAAGCATAAAAAAATCAGTAGATACATCTATAAATGAAGTTAGAACAGGAATGTTGGGGAAGAGAAAAGTTCTCCCTACTAAATGGAATCGCCTTAATAAAAATTTATTAGGTGGACTACAACCAGGTAAAATGTATGTAATTGCAGGACGCCCAGGTGTAGGTAAATCAGCATTTAGTAATCAATTAATATTTGATCTATTGGATAACAATCCAGATAAAAAGATTATAGTATTATACTGGTCATTTGAAATGCCTGGACATCAACAAATTTTAAGAGCTGGATCTAAAGATGTTAAGAAGCAAGTGTTAGATTTACTATCTGTAGAAAGTAAATTATCAGAAGAAGAATATTCATTATATAAAGAGAAAGTCTCAGTATATAAGAAATATCCTATTCTGTTTAATAATATACCTAGAACAATAGACTACATTAAGGATACATGTGTAGAAATGACTACAGCTTTACCAGATCGAATGATTATAAATATATTTGATCATAGTAGGTTAGTATCAGGCCGTGCAGACAATGAGTTACAGAAATTAGATAGATTATCTAAAGGATGTATGTGGATGCAAGCTAAAATGGGAGTTATTAATATACTCTTATCACAACTAAATCGTAACATAGAACAAGAACATCGTGCTAAAGCTCAGTATCAACCATTACTAACAGATTTATTTGGTGGTGATAGTATTGGCCAGGATGCACATGTTGTTATGATGTTGCAACGTCCTTATGATCTATATGGTATTACAGAATTATATTGCAGTCATGATCCAGTAGGATTATTAGCTGTACATATAGAAAAGAACCGAGACGGTTTATTAGGTATGCTTCCCTTTGAAGCAGATATGAGCACATTTACAATTAACGAAAGAATTTAAACTAAAAATTAAAAAATTATGGAAATAGTAGTAATAATAGTCAGCCTAGTAGTAGGGGTTGTAGCAGGTATGTATATAGCATCTCAAATAGAGAATAATATTGTATCTAATGTAAAAAACACTTCTTTAAAAGGTAAAGATGGTAAAGATGGTAAAGACGGTAAAAATGGTTTGCATGGAAGCAATGGTGCAGATGGCGTTGATGGCGTTGATGGCAAGGAAGGATTAGCTGGATTTACTGGCCAACAAGGACCTCAAGGTATTCAAGGCGAAGATGGTATCCAAGGAGAACAAGGGAATCCTGGACCACAAGGTGAACAAGGTTTAAAAGGAGAGCCTGGAGATTCTAGTTTAGGTGTATCAAAAACCTTAGAAAAGACTATAGAAAGCTTTCAAGATAGATTGACTAAAATTGAAGAAGCAAATACCTATATAAAACAATTATTAGGAGATGAGGAACCAATAGAAGATCAGAGACCTGAAGATAGATTGGGAGGGGGAGTAGCAAATTGGTCTAGAATAGAATAACATGGGAAAAAATAAAGCAATAGAGATTTGTAAAAACTTAGCAATGTCTATGGAAAAAGCAAAGATTAAAATTGGACCTGAAACTACAGCAGTATTTACTAGTCCTACTATATCTAAAGACAAACTTAAGCGTATCTATGATGATTTAGTAAATAAATATAAATTAGAAGCTGAAGATTTAAAATAATAAATAAAAAATAATTAAAACTATGGATGCAAAAGAATACTTACATGAAGTAATGCATGAAGATGACTCAGTATTTGACCCAGGAGGTAAACAAGAGTATACTGAAGAACAACTACTAAGATTTGCAGATTTATGGGCTGCCGCCTATTACCTTGCAGGAGGAGATGATCAGTATGATGGTAAAACACGTACTGGAGGTTTATCACCTGATACAGGTCCAAGAGCATGAGTTACGATATAGTAGTGATATGGCCTAGTCTAATAGTACTAGCTATGTTGATTTTCTGGGTACTAGATATGTATCAAGGATATACGAGAGCACGAAGAAATGTAAAATTAATTAATAACATGAAAAATATTAAAACAAATGAAAGGACCAAATTAAAAACTAAATAATATTATGGGACCACAAAGTAAATATAACGTAGAAAAAATGCTTGAGAAGGCACACACACAAAAAGAAAATATTATGAAATTACCAAAAGAGAAGGTAAAGGCTAGCCGTAAATCGCCTAAGAACATGATAATATATGGAGCACCTAAAATAGGAAAAACCTCTGTATTAGCTCAGCTTGATGGTTGTCTTATCATAGATCTTGAAGATGGTTCAGATATGGTAGACGCATTAAAAGTAAAAGTAAATAGTTTAGCAGAGCTTGCGGAAGTAGGTAAAGCTATTATGAAAGAAGGACGACCATATAAATATATTGCTATTGACACAATTTCTAAGCTTGAGGAATGGTGTGAGGCAGAAGGCAAAAAGATTTATATGAAAACCCCGATGGGAAAAAACTTCAATGAGAAGAATCCTGGAATGTCAATTCTAGCACTGCCTAATGGCGCTGGCTATCTATATTTAAGGATGGCCTACAAAAAGTGGATAGATAATTTGAACAAACTAGCAGATCATATCATATTAGTTGGACACTTGAAGGACAAGATGCTTGAGAAGAAAGGCAAAGAGGTTGCAGTAAAGGACCTTGACCTCACCGGGAAGATTAAGCAGATAACATGTGCAAACTCAGATGCAGTTGGTTACATATATCGAGAAGATGATAAAACTATGATCAGTTTTGATTCTTTAGATGATATTGTAGCTGGTAGTAGATGTGAGCACTTGAAAGGTAAGACCATGCCTGTAGAATGGTCAGAAATATTTATAGACTAAAATAATTAAACATGATTGAAACAAGACCTAACGCTAGTGTAGAAAACACTAATGTTACACCAACAAAGATTACTGTTAATATGATCCTAAAAGATCTATCAGACGGTATAACTAAAAAAGGCATGTGTACTAAGTACAATGTTAAGAAATGGGAAATGGATGAAGTATTTAAACATCCTAAACTAAAAGGTAAAAGACCTGCGTATGTTAAAAAACTTTCTTTTTCATTTGTAGATGATACAGAAGAAACTGATGTAGTAGTTCCTCCTAACACAGTCCCACAACCAGACAGAGAAGAGTCTACACAATTTCCATCTAGTATGGATGATGTAACAGAAGAAGTAAACCCTAATCAGGTTACTATTGACCAAGTTATCAAAGAAGAGGATGAACTAGAGATCCCAACATTACCAGACACTCTAGAATTAGTAAAAGAACAACAAATGGAAGAGATCGAAGAAGATGAATTCGACTCATTTGAATTATAAACCAATAAATAAATAAATATGGCAATTAAAAGCAACGCAAGTACTGAATCAGTACAAGGAGAGGGTATGAAATTATACTCTGGATTATCTAACTTTAATATTATTGCAGTGAATCCAACTATGGCTGAACTACATGCATTAGACATTAAAGTTAAATCCGAACAAAATTATACAGTATCATTTAACAACATAGATTATAACAAAGTTATTTTCTGGGTGCAGAACGAAGACTTAACTACTAAGGTAGAAATTTTACTTTCTGGAGATATTAGAACTGCTAAGTCAGGAAAGAAACAATGGATAAACAATATTGGCCAATCTACATGGTCTGACGACGCCCCATCATATGACTGGTGGAAGAAAGACGGAGAAAGACATGCATATATAGGCGAAGAAACTTTGATTCATTTTACTAAAGCTTGGGCTAATGTAGCTAACGGAGATGAAGTATCTTTTGAAACTATTAAGAATATAGCTAATGGAGATGCAAAAGAAATTAAAGCTCTTGTATCTGTTTTAAAAGACAATCAAGTTAGATTATTAGTTGGTGTTAAAGATGACAAATACCAAACAGTATACAATAAATACTTTGGTAGAATTAAACCACAAAGAGATGATATGTTTGTTAAAATGTTGAAAGACGACTATGGTACATTCAATGCTGATTTTAATTCAGATCTTAAATGGGATACTCACACACCAACTGTAGATCTAGTAACGCCAGACGCCTTAAATGAGGATGATGACTGGACTATGCCGGAGAAGCCGCAAAATGCAAAACAATTAGCAGAAAACGATTCTCCGTTTTAATGATTAAAGCTCGAAGCAGTGAAGATTATTTACACAGTGATGTCATACTTAGAGAAATCTCTGAGTATGACATTTTTGTGTATTATTGTCCAAACTTTAAACAATTAGGCAAGCCTTTCTGTAGTGATTTACGTCAAGATAGAAAACCAACTGCGTCTATCGTGGCTTGGAAAGGTCATTTATTGTATAAAGATTTTGGATGTTCTGATCACTCATTTAGCTGTTTCAGGTATGTAATGCATAAGTATTCATGTGATTTTATGTCAGCTTTAAAAATTATAGATTGCGACTTTAATCTAAATCTAAACTCTAGTAAAGAAGAAACATTGTTTACTATGGGAGTTATAGGTATGAGATTAAAACAACCTAAAATTTATGAAAAATTAACAACTATAAAGAAGAAGAGAAGACCGTTTTCGCAAGAAGACCAAAAGTTTTGGACAAAATACTATATTAATAAGAAAATATTAGTTATGTTTGGCGTTGAACCAATAAGCCATTACTGGGTGAACCAAAACAGATTCAGTTGTAACACAATTACTTATGCGTTTAAGTTTGGACGTCGCTTCAAGATTTATTCTCCTTTAGAGGATAAGTTTAAATGGAGTAGTAATACAAAATCTACTGATATACAAGGTCTAAAACAGTTACCTAATATAGGTAAACAACTGTTTATTACCTCTTCTTTAAAAGATGTTATGTGTCTTTATGCTGCAGGTTATAGCGCAATCGCTTTACAAAGCGAAATGCAAAATCCTGATGAAAAATTAATTCAAGACCTACATGATAGATTTGAAGAAATCCTTATTTTCTATGACAATGATTATGATAATGAAAATAACCCTGGGCAGACAATGGCCAGGAAAATCTGTGATAAGTTTAATCTAAGTAATATATGTATACCGGATAAGTATAAGTCAAAAGACCCATCTGATCTGGTGGTAAATGTTGGTTCACCTAACATTTTAAAACATATAATAAATGAACAAACAAGATGTAATTGAATTTCTAAGAAATAGGACAGGTTATTTAAAGAAAGGAAACCAATGGGTAGCTGATAAGCTAGGTATTGATTTATCTTTAGCTACTGAATGTAAAAAAGAAGTAGCTGCAGATACTTATAAAGCGTGCAAAAACAGTACACAAGAGTTCACAAATGAGAATGTAAATGAGATCAATGACAATGGCTTTAAAAAGCATTTGTCACAGATCGGACTAAAACTAGAAGATGTAAAATCTGTAAAGTTTTGGCAAACTAGCAAAGGTGATAGTAGATACTCAGTAGTACCATTGAATAAATGGCATGAGCTAGATTCAGAAAAGAACGCATTTCTGGACGCAGTAAAACACAAGTCACCAAAAGTCAGTAAATATTCTTATAAACCAAAGACAAGCGCTTCTCTAGGTGTATTATCCCTGCCGGATATACATTATGGAAAGATTACGGGTGAGGGCCCGGAAGCTATAGAAGAGCACTTTATGCAGATAGTAATGGAATTATGGGAAAAATCGAAAGGTTCTAACATAGAGCAATTATTAATGCCTATAGGTAATGATGGTATGAACTCGGAAGGGCTGAGCAAAGCAACCACTGCAGGAACACCGCAAGATGATTATATGGGATGGAGACAATCTTTTAGAGGCTATTGGCAGCTAATGGATACAGCTATTACATGGTTATCTAAAAAAATTCCAGTTAAAGTTGTTATTGTACAAGGTAATCATGATTTTGAACGCATGTTCTATATAGGGGAATTATTAGAGTCTAGGTATTCTAATAACCCTAACATTGATGTAGACAATTCACTTAATGAAAGAAAATACTACCAGTATGGATCTAATATGTTCTTAAATTTTCATGGAGATAAGGTAAAAAGACAAAATATACCTTTACTTATGGCTACTGAAGAACCTATTATGTGGAGCAATACTAAGTTTAGAGAGGCTTTAGTAGGGCACATACATAAAGAGTTAGTAGATGAAATCATGGGAACCAAAGTCAGACATATTCCAAGTATATGTGGTAATGATGAATGGCACAAGGGTAGAGCATATGTAGGAACCCAACGTGTTGGACAGATGCATATTTATCACTTTGACCGTGGATATGAAGGTATGTTTCAAGTAAATGTACTAGACTAATGGCGTGGAAAAAAAGATCGAAAGGTCGTTCAATGATTAAATCAAAGAAAACGTCATACAATGGGATAGATTTTCAATCCTTATTAGAAAAGAGTATGTATAAAATGCTGCACGAGTCTGAGATTCCTGTAGATTATGAAAACCACTCTTTTACAATATTTGATGCGTTAGTATATCCACAAGCATGCTATGAAGGAACTGCAAAAAAGCTGTATAATAAAGGGTCTAAAGTTAGACCTATTACTTATACTCCGGATTTCGTAGACCCTAATGGTAAATGGATTATCGAAACTAAAGGATATGCAAATGAATCCTTTCCTTTGAGATGGAAGTTATTTAAACGTCATCTTAAAGAAAATAACCTGACTTATGTCTTATTTATGCCGAGGAACAAGGCACAGTGCTTAGAAGTATTAGAGTTAATAAAACAATTATAAACCAAAGGGATCCGAAAGGGTCCCTTTTTAATTAAACAAAAATGCCAGATTTAGTAAGCCCTTGCTGTGGGGCAGAATACACAGATAATGAAGACGGACCCAGCTATTGCTGTGACGCACCAATCTTAAATGGTATATGTTCAGACATAGACTGTTTGGATCATGCAGAACCTCTAGAGGGATTTGTATGTGAAGACTGTGAAGAATTCTTTGAAGAACCAGAACTAGAATATGAATATAAACAGCAAAAGAGAGAATCTCACGAGGAGGATCGATCTGATGCAAAAAGAAAATACAATGAGTAAAGAAAAAGATCAATTAAGTAGAATATCAAAAACATTGATATTTAGCGAGCCCTTCTATGGTATCTTTCTAATAGGACTAAACAAAGTTTTTAGAAAAGATCTACCTACAGCAGGTGTTAGTAAAAATGGTATAGGAATGCAGTTAGCTATTAATAAAGAGTTCTTTTTAGATCTATCTGATAAACATCAACAGGGTCTATTAAAACACGAGTTATTACATATAGCTTTTGGACACTTGTTAATGAGGGATAGGTATACTAACTTTAAACTTTTTAATATTGCGGCGGATATGGAAATCAACCAATATATAGATTCAGATATGCTACCCGATGGAGGTATTACATTTGCAACATTTCCTGAGTTAGATCTACCTGTTAAAGCCGGTACTGATGTTTACTATAAATTACTCGAGAAGGATTGTAACGGTAATGGAGGTGGAGAGGGCAAATGTCCAAACTTAGAAGAAATGTTAGGTAATAAAGGAGCGGGTAAACCAGGAGGTGATGATGATTCTCACAAAACTTGGACTGAAATTGAAGACCTTCCTGAAGCTGATAAGAAGTTAGTTCAAAAACAATATGAACATCAGATGAAGGAAACTGCAGATGTTATACAAAAGAAGCATGGAACTGTTCCGGGAGAGTTAAAAGAAATTCTAGAAAGACTATTTAATGTAGAGCCTCCTAAATTTAACTGGAAAGCATATCTAAAAAGATTTATTGGAAATGCTACTAAAGTGTATACAAAGAAAATCAGAAGAAAAGAGAATAAAAGATATTCTGCTAATCCTGGTATGAAGATTAAATTCAAGAATCATATATGTGTTGGAGTTGACACATCAGCATCTGTTTGTACAGAGGAGTTAAAAGAATTTATGAATGAAATATATCATATGCATAAAACTGGACATCGTATTACAGTAGTTCAGTGTGATACAGAGATAAATGATATATCAGACTTTAAGCCTAATCAAGATTGGAACATTAAAGGTAGAGGTGGTACTATTTTCCAACCTGTAATAGATCATTATAATGCGCCTAAGAATAATTATACAGCTCTTATATATCTAACAGATGGTGAAGCAAACACACCAGAAGACTGTCCTCAAAATACTTTATGGGTACACAGTTCAAGAAGTAATATAAACGATGACCTTCCGGGGTTAAAAATCAAATTAAATTAAACAATTAAACAATTAAACAAATGAGCGAAGTAAATTTAAACATCGATGAACTACAAGATTTTGTAGGTCATATTATTAGTAACAACAGATTCTTACAATCTAACGGTAAGAACCCGGTAGCGGTAGAAGTTGTTGGAGAGTCCGGAATTGGAAAGACCACTTCCGTAATGACTATGGCTAAAGACCATGGATTAGACGTAGTAAAATTAAATCTAGCTCAGATCGAAGAGTTAGGTGATTTAGTAGGTTTTCCTATTAAACAATATCAAATGTACATAGAAGTAGCTGGTAAGAAGAAAGGTAAATGGGTAGATGAGATTGCTGTACAGGCGCATGCTACTAAAGGTTATCTAACTACTGGTAAATCTAGAATGGGGTATGCAGCACCTGAATGGATTGCTGATAAAAAAGACGGAGGTTTATTAATTCTAGATGACTGGAATAGAGCTGATGTAAGATTTATTCAAGCATGTATGGAATTAGTGGATAGACAGACTTATATTTCTTGGAGTCTTCCTAAAGACTGGCATATTATATTAACTGCTAATCCTGATAATGGAGATTATATGGTTAATAGTGTAGATTCAGCTCAAAAGACTAGGTACATAACAGCTAACTTAAAGTTTGATGTAGATGTATGGGCTAGATGGGCAGAGTCTGAAGGATTAGATTCTAGATGTATTAATTTCTTATTATTACACCCAGAATTAGTAACTCAAGAGACTAACGCTCGTTCTATATCAACGTTCTTTAACAGTATATCAAGTATACCTAAATTTAACGACCAATTACCTTTAATTCAAATGATAGGTGAAGGATCTGTAGGTAATGAATTTGCTAGTATGTTTACTACTTTTATTAATAATAAATTAGATCTATTGGTAACACCAAAAGAGTTATTATTAGGAGAAGGAGAAATTCTTGGTAAATTATCTAAAAGTACAGGTACTGGTGATAGTTATAGAGCGGATATTGCAAGTATATTAGCAACTAGAGTTTCTAATTTTGCAGTTGTATATTCTCAAGATAATACAATTACACCTAAAATTACTGAAAGAATTACGGACCTATGTACTAAGGATTATTTTACTAATGATCTTAAATACTTAGTTGTAAGAACTATCTTTAATGGTAACAAGAAGAAATTCTCTAAATTAATGATGAATCCTGAAATAATTAAAATGACAATTAAATAAATAAAAAATGGAAAAAATAAAAAACACATGTAAATATGTAGCATCACTGATAGGTATGTTATTTATGCTTCTTTTAGAAGTTAGACCCTTTATTGTATTAGTAGTCTACTCTGTATATTCTTATTTAACACACTCTATAGAAAACACTTTAGTATTCTTATTAGTAGCATTGTTTTTATATATTAAGGATAGGTTTGATTACTTAGATGATGCAATAGTAGATGTTAAACTAGATAACGAATAATTATGGCAAGTAAAACAGTATTCCAGGACATAGATCCTGGAGCTGTTTCTACTTTAGGTATTGTAGATCAGGTAAACGTAGGCATACCTTACAAATACTCAGTAGAGACAGTTTTATTAACAGAGGATACCACAGCATGGGTAAATATAGCAGATTTATTTGAAACAGAAACTATAACAGATCTTACACAGGTATCAAAAGCATTTGTACTGCCTTCCTGTAATATGCCCATAGATAGAGTTAAATCTCTATTGAAGGAGCATAAAGTGACTATAACAAATGATTATGAAAAAGCTGATGTTATTATAACTCATAATAGTATAGAACAACATACAGATTCAAATTCTTATCCACATAGTATTTTAAAAACTAAAATGTTTTGTCAAATTACTGGTGGGTATTTTTTAAATGATAATAGAACTTATGTTGAAGATTATCATACATCTACTGGAAATAATTGTGTAGCAACTGATGCTAATGTTGATGGTGATTATTTTCATAATTGTAATTATACCTCTATGCCTCATATTTCTTACTTAATCCCTGGCTTAACTATTAACTTAGGAGCTAAAATTAAAAATAAAGAAGTTCAAGTTATTAATGCAGAAACAGTAGATAACTTATCTGCTACTAAGCAAGACTTAACAGATTCTTTATTAGAAGATTTAAGATCAATGCTAAAAGGAGGCAGTGAAGAGCAAGAAATTGGACTAAGTTTAGTCCCAACCATTAATTCAGAAACGAATGTACATCTAGTATGGCAATTATATCAAACAATTAATGAAGGATATTTCAATAAAGACAAAGCTTTAAAATACTGGGAAAACACAAACGATGTAAGAAATAGATTTTATACTTCAAATGCTACAGAAGTACTTCAGAGAGAACATAACAGAGGAACGTTAGATAAAGCATCTTTTAAGTATATAGAACTACTTTGTAGGAATGATATAAGTATAAGAGATAAATCTATATTTGTATTCAAAGTAAAGGTAGCACCAGAGTATAGACAATATTTAACAAATTAAAAATTAAACAAAAATGGACAAAATAAAATATTCAAAACTTTGCTTTCGAGTTGATGATTATAATAAAATTGCAACCGTAGACATTGTACAAAGAGAAAATATTTTAGGTAATATTCTTAGTAATTCAAAAAATGGAACGATTGAAGGCATGCATACAGAGTTCTCTAATGCTTTAGGAGACATATTAAAAACTGCTAGCAAAAAACAATTAGATTTTAATAAATCTAGAAGTTTATATAGATTTCCTAATCTTACATTATCTAGAGACCGAGTAGCTATATTAAAAGATAAGTATGGAATTAAAGTGGTACGTGATAAAGATAAAGCACATCTATGGGTTATATCTGATAAATATTTAGAAAGTTTAACTAAATATAGATACGGTATAACTTTATATCCTGCAGATCGTTTCTTTACAGAACTTGAATCTAGAAAATCACAATTCACTGACGATGTTTTTGTATCTTTGATGGGGCAGAAAGAGTCCTTAACAAATTCAGAGGATACCACAGAATCTATGCATTTCATAGAGTTAGAAAATTATTTTTATGGTAGTAACATTATAGATGATATTAAGACAAAGTTAGACCCATATATTTTAGAAGTACACAGTGGGAACTACCTTACAGAACGATCTATACAAGAATATAAAGATCTTAAAAGTAATATAAATATACTTGCTACAGATGTTGTAATTAATACTGCAACAGCTGAAGATTCCGTAGCTTTAAATTTCGAAAATTATACTCAAATAGATAAAATGCTTGAAGGAAATAAAGAAGATATGAATGTAGCGATGACTCTTATGGCTAATTGTAAGATAGAAAGCTCTAAAACATGGTTGAGTATATTATTTTATGATCATACATATTCTATGAGAGGTAATAAAATGTGGAATCAAGTAGCTTTTAAAACTCTTAAAAAGATGTTTGATAAGTATATGAATACTTCTACAAATAATTATTATAGAGATATAAATGATATAAAATTCTTAACTTCTAACCTTGTTAAGGATGGCATTTTAAACTCAGAAGCAGAAGCGATGATGCTAGATAGAGTATATAAATCTATAATGAAGTATATGAATTCACATGGAGAGACTAAAATTCTCTTAGACAGAAAAGATATTAAACTAGACGTTATAAAAGTTGCTGAGAAGAGCAGCTTGGTTGGTGATGCGGCCGGCGCTCTTGTTTAATTGATGCATAGAAGGGGAGGTTAGTAATTATAATAAATAACTCAGCGGTTATACTTTGTGAACAATTACAATTCCTCCCCTAATATGTTTAAAGTAATAACAATAAATAATATATATATGACAACAATAAGCACGGGCACCGTCGCCCTTATAGACGGAGATAGTCTTATTTACTTTGAAATGGGTAAAGAAACATTAGAAGAAGCCTTGATTGGTATAGATAATAGGATTCATACAATGTTAGAGAAATGTAATACTAATAAATATGCTGGATTTTTAACTCAAGGTAAATGTTATAGGTACCAACGTGCAACTACTAAGCCTTATAAAGGTAACAGAAAGTATGGTGATAAACCTATTATATTCCCAGCAATTAAAGAGTATTTAAAACAAAAATGGGGATTTACTTATATATCTCAATTTGAAGCTGATGATCTTGTAGCTATTTACAGAGAAGATTGTGAAGGGCACATTATATGCTCTCCTGATAAAGATGTATTAAAGCAAGTAGCTTCTGTACATTTTAACTATAGAACAGCTGAGAAAATAGGTACAACTAAGATGGATGGTGAAAAGTTCTTATGGAAACAAATGCTTATGGGAGATAGTACTGATGGAATTCAAGGTATACCTAAAATAGGTGAGAAAACTGCGGATAAATGGTTATCAGAAATTAAAGTTAAAGAAATGCCTGCATTTGTATTAGACAAATATATTGAAAAGTTTGGCACACATGAAGGAGTACATAGATTTTCTGAAACTTTTAAACTTGTATATATACTAAAGACTAAAGCTGAAGCATTCTTAGAAACTGGAGTAGCAATACCTAACTTAGTTATTAATACGGCAGAGCCTAAAACAGAAAATGACCTATGGGGATAAAGAGTAAAGAATTAATATTCACCCCGGTAGATGCGCTGTCTTTTAGAATAACAGGAGGTACGTCAACTTTAGAACCTCATAAATCTGAAGATATTATATATGCTTTAGAAGGACCTGAAGGTTTACATATTACACTAGATCTAGCTGTAGAAGTTAAAAAGCATTGGTATATTGTAAATAATATTAAAGAGGAGATTATTGGTAATGTAGTTTCTTATAAATTATCAATGGCAGAGAGAACTAAGAGCTCTACTTTTCTAATGCCAATGATAGGAGGAGATAGATCTTTATTTTTCTGGAACTCTTTATTTGTAAACTGTCATTTATATAAAGAAGATGATAAATATTATATAGCACTTGTTTATAGATTTTCTTCAGACCCTTTATTTATGAAATTTGAACAAGCAGTTAAAAAGTTTGAATCTTTTTCAAAAGTTTTAGATCCTGATCCTACATATGTTGTATTTATATTAAATATACCTGTTAAGCAAAAAAGAAATTTTAATAAATTTCTAAAAGGTATGTATTCTCAGATGTCTCAGAGGTATAAAGATCAAATAATAGAATTTCACAACTTCAATTTAAAAGGCGTAACAGCTCAAGTTTTATATAAACAAAAAGCTAGGAGAAAATTTCTAGAAGATTTGTTAGAATGCGATTTACCTGAGAACTCAGAGTTATTGAGTATAATAGATATGAGTAAGGAAATGTTAAATATGGATAAATATATTAGAAAAAATAAATACATAGGATTATGAAAATAGGAGATAAAGTAATATTAGTACAAACTACAGAACACTATTCACGAGGAGTAGTAGGTAGCACATATAAAATAGTAGAGATACTTAAAACTGAAATAAAGTTATGCTCTGGAGTAGATCCAGATCTTTCACATTGTTTTTATACACATCCAAACAATGTTATGAACTCCAGTGTAACAAGTTCAACAGGAGCAGACTATGATATAGATAAACCAAAAACAGAGAGCGAGGCCTTTGCAGCCAATTTAGATGCAATGATAAAAAATATAACAGATCTCTTAAAGAGTAAAAACAAAGCATATGGGAATAGTGCGTTAAATCCGGCTAAGATATTTAGCCAGCTTGACGCTACGGAGTCTCTATGCGCAAGAATAGATGATAAATTAATGAGAATAAAAAACCGAGGAATTACTGACGCTACAGAAGATACTGTAGATGATTTAATTGGTTATTTATTATTGTTAAAAATGTCTATGTAAAATAAAGGTGGGCCTCATGGGTCCACCTTATATTTTTTTGCACCGGCCTCTTTACGACTGAGATTACTTAGATTTTATTCTATCAAGCTCCCTTTCTAAGAATTCAACTTTCATTTTTAGACCTGCAGCTTCTACTTTAACTCTCATTAATTCTTCAGTCTGTTCATTTTTATCTTTTTCTAATCTTTCGACTCTAGCCATTAGGTCATCTCTATAGATATTCTGCTCAGACTTATCCTCTTGGTGTCTCTCTCGTTTATTACGAATAAGAAACTCATAGAACTTCCAACCGCCTGCACCAAACAGCACAGACACTGTAGTAATAATGATTGTAGTTAAGTTTTCGCTCATGATAATGTTTTATGTAAGATTTCTTTTTTTACTTTAAATAAAATCCAAACCCACATTGATGCATACCAACAAGTTATGAGTATGTTTTTAGCATCTATAAAAGTAAAAGGCTCGCCACCACCAAAAATATCCACTAAGTATCTTATTGTTGAAAATAAATAAATAATTAAATAGTATGCAATAAATCTAGCAAGCCACTTTTTATTATGCAAAAAGATCATCATACCTACACTACCTATTAAATATGAAAAATACAACCAATATGTGTACGGCTGTCCTTCTGCTTCCCAATAAGATAATGATGTCCACAGAACCATATTGTTTAAAATATCACTAGAGACCCACATAAAAAGTAAAGGTTCAAAATCAAAATAGATCAAGGTTTCCTTTATTTTCCGTAAGTATCTTTTTATTAGCATTACATTAAAACTTAGCGTTCTTGTCTTGACTATAAATCTCAGCAGCTTTAACAACACCATTTAATCCTGGAAAGAATTTAAATGTATAGTATCCAAACTCTGATCTATCTGATTGAGAGTTTTCACCAAAAGTTACATCTCTAATTTCATCTATAGAATTTGCTACTAGATTTATAAGATTTGTGCCTAAACTTACTAATGGTACAGACGTTGATCTGCTATTCATAAATTCTCTAGGATCTATAATAACTGCAGTTTCTCTGTATATTCTATTTGTAACTGCATATAATTTACGTCCAATCCAAGTTTGTCTAATATCAACTTTACCGTCATCGTCCCAATCACCTCCCATCAACATGATGAGTAGCATAAGTAAAGATACGGCTCTTATTTCTCCTACTGCAGCTCTCATATTAGCTCTTTTCAAGTCTATAAACTTTTCAAATAACTCTTCCTTTTCTGCTTCTGTCTCATATTCAAACTCAGGATTACCCTCTTGTTCTAGTATAAACTTTTCGAATTCAAGTTTAGCTTTACCTTCTTTTATTTTAAAACTGTTAGACATTCCAAATGTAGCCACATCTGCTGCAACACGTAATAGATCTCCACCAATTGCGCCTAGATAATTATGCATATGCACTTCTTGATCTAAAGCTTGTTCAGGAGAGATGTCAGACCCAAAATTACTCCAAAAAGTATTATGAGTTCCTTCATCAAAATGCTCTAATATATAATTATATCTAGTTCTTCCAAACCTTTCCATAGCAATTCCTGGTAACCAGGACTTGTAGTGTAATAATAATCTACCACCTAAAATAGAGTTAATTCTCATTTTATCATCATCAGACAATGTTCCTTTAACTTTATCGGATACTGCTCTAATTTTATTTCTAATACTTCTAAAACCTTTATCATCTAAACCTTCAATCTTAGTTTTATACCTGTCTATTGCTGCATGTCTTTTCCATTTAGGATTTTCTTCAAACTGCATAGTTTCCCATATAGATTTAGTACCTTCTGGTAACTCTGCAAGTCTTTTTACTTTACCATTCTCATCTATACCATAATTCATAGTCATAGCAGCCGAAGCTACTGCGTCTATAGCTCGATCTGCAGACATTAACATTATAAACCAGTTCTCTCCTGTTAAATGTTTACTTTTATAGTTTGCAGATAATTTATTACCTACAATACCAAACTTATCATCTTGGTATACATCTAAATGTTCTACTAATGCCCTCATTTTAGGATCTGCTGATACTAAAGCTTTTTGAGCTGCTAATAAATTAGCTTTAGTTATAAAAATACCTTTAGCTGCTTGTAGTTGTAAACTTATCATACCTGCACCTAAAGCACCTAATGCTACCGGGGCTTTTAATGCTAACATAGAAGTAGAATGATACTGTTTTAGACCTAGTAAAGTTTTATTAACACTTATATCTCTTCCAAAAATATTTTTACTTCTATCTTTAGTTTTTAAAGATTGTCCATATAAATACATATTAACGAAATCAGAAAACATCTCAGAATTACTGTTCTTCATAACTTCCTGCACTTTACCATTAACATCTCTTAATATTTTAGATGTATTTCCTCTTGGTATTTCAGTAACTAGATTATCTGTTAAAAGAGTTTCCAATAACATTATATCATCTATTACTTCAGTATTATACTGATATTCCATTGCAGCCTTACCCAGTAAGAATAAACTTTTACCTAAATCTTTAGATTTTAAACTTGAATCTTTATTTCCTTTAGAGTCTACTAATTCTGCTATATACATTTTAGGTATAGTTCTAATAGTCTCACCTGTATTAGGATCTATCTTACCTAAACTTACATCATGTTCTCTAATCTGAAGGTTATCAAAGAAAGCCTCAGTTATATTATTCATGTTAAATCCTTTTTGGACTAACACATCTAACATATCTGCATGCACATTAGCTGTAAACCCTCTAGATAACTTCATACCAAACATATCTGAAAATTCTCTAACTTTCTGTATATGAAAATCATAAAAATCTTTTAGTTCTGGTGTACTTTGTATTTCTCTATACTCAGAAGTCATGTATTTTTGAGTAGACTCTTCTTTAACTTTTAAAAAGTATATTCCACCATTATTTATAGACGCAGTTTTAAAATGAGTTTTAACATCATACTTTTTATCCCATAAAAGTTTTTGTTTCGTCCACTCAGATTTTTCATATGTTTTTTCTACTCTTGTGTATGCATTTTTCCTCCACTTAGCAAATTCTTTTTTATAATAATCTTCATCTACCTCATAGTTAGCTTGCATCCACTTATGATCGTCAGACTCTAAAGCTTTTTTTCTTAAAGACCAAAACTCTGCACTGTACTTAGCCCATAAATTACCTGTTTCTTCGTTTAGTATTTTATCGTAGACCTTAACTCCTGAATACCCGTTATTTTCTCCCCAAGCAAGTATAGCTTCTTGTTTATCGTATATCTCCTCTGCTAGAGCTTTAGTAGATCTATTTTTAAGAATCCTAACACTATCCATAGTCTCCCATAAAGTTCTCATAAATGGATTAGACTGTTTAGATAAACTTACCAGATTAGATGTACCAAATCCTATTTGAGTATTAAAAGTTCTTAATCCTCTTACTCCCTGGTTCGCTGCAACTTCTTCACCTCTTTGTATTAATTTTTGTTCTATCGTAGTAGCCATTGAGTTAATAATAGGGCCAACCGCTTTTTTAATCTCGAAAATCTTTTTATTAAATTCTTTATCTTCTTTAAATTCTTCTAATTTTAATAATGTCTCATAAAATTTTAAATCTTCATATAAATCTAAAAGTTCTCTATTACTTAGATAGTCAGGATTAATGCTACCATCTGCTTTACGTCTTTCATCTATACTGACTTTTTTCTCTGCTTTTTTTAATGCCTTATTAGCCTCAGTAAGTACATACCCTAGATCTTGTTTTACTTGCAACTTTCTAATAGCCATATTAATAACTTTAAGCCTATCATTTAAAGTATCTCTTTCAGCCCCTTTAGAATCTTGCATTTTTCTCTTTATATTCTCTCTTCTGTAAATCTGTGTTTTAAGAACTTTATTTAAAGAGTCATAATCTGTCATCTCATCTGCTACAGGTATCTGTTCTAAATATACACTCATATCAGATCCCATTTGAATAGTATCTACTTTAGCAGTTATCATTTTTTTATTCTTATCATATTTATATCTAATATGAATAGGAACAATTCTAGACTTTCTAACTTGAGTTATACCGTAATGATCAAGTAACGTTTTTTTGTAT